TGGGCGCTTTACTTGCCGTCAATACTTAATTGCTTCGTCAATGGTGACTTTCTGAAAGTACGTGATGCGGGATGCCTGAGAGGCGTTGAGAATCTTTTCAGCCGGGAACACCGCGAACTTCGAAGCCTGAGCGGAAAAGATGTGCTCGCGCCCTTCGCCTTGACTGTGCTTAAATTCTCCCTGTGTGGCATGGTGCCGACCGTCAAGAAAACAGTAATCCAAACCCCACAAAATAACCCGCTCAGCGCCGCCCTGTAAGGCTATAGTTACCGTGGCCAAGCCAGACGACCCATAGGCATAGACCGGCCCTGGCTCTGCGCTGAAATGCGAAGCCATACGAAAATTGATAATCCCCGGTCCGGTGGCAGCATGCGCGGGGCTCAAAGTCAGGCCGCGCCCGCTCGCTTCCCGGTCTTCGTTACGGAAAAAATTGACGTCAATGGCTACCGTGAAAGCGTATCCCGGAACCTTTTTGTATGCGTGATTCACCGGGATTATGGTTTTTCCTGAAAGCTTCCGATAATCAAAGCCCGTGAGCGATGGCCCCGAACCGACGATGTGAACCGTTTTTCCGGTAAATTTACCGGTTATAAATTCTACGTAATTCATGGAGGAAATACGTTTCGCTCCCACTGAGCATCGAAAGTAAGCGTCCGAACCATGACCGTCAGGTCTGACGTGCTCGACGATGCGACCTGTGACCCGGTGTAAATCAGGCGACGGACGACTCCGCCAAGTACCTGATTTTCGCGGATAAGGATATTTTCCACCGCTTCTTGAATCTCTCGAAGCTGAGTGACCGCCGGGTCGTTCGCGTCTTGTTTTTCCTGAATATCGCGGCCTTTTGAGATAATCTCGACTGAGATTTTTTCCATGGTCTCGTATGTTCGCTGAGTCGGCGAGAGCGTCGGCGCGTCGCCGTTGTCCTTTACATTTATGGCCGGAAGCTCCATCGAATCAAGGTTCAACGTCCGCCAGTCATAAACACCGGCCACGGCCGTAATACTTGAAAGCTCGGTAATGATAGCTTGAACGATTTCAGCGCCTTTCGTCATATTGCCTCGCGGAGAATCACAGCGGCCAATCCGTTTTCTGGGTCTCGAACGTCAGCAATCGGGAAATCTTCGCCGTTGATTTCCAGCATATTTTGATCTGAAAGCGGTTCGTCGAGTTCGCTGTTTATGTCTTCAAGGTGAACGAAAGCTCGCGGTGTGTGCATTGCAACGCCCGTGCCGTCCGGTTGAATCTCTACCCAGTCTGAATCGAAGATTAAAAGCCATGGAGGGTTGAAGTCGGCCCCATCTAAAAGAACAACCCCGGCAAGGTCTTTTACCTTGAACGGGGTTTCCTCTGCAAACTCTCCGCTCGTGATCGAACGGAGGTCAGCTTTGAAAGAATCGCGCAAGGCTTAGAAGCCGGTAGCGCGCCGCACGCCGTGTGCGTTGGGGTTCAGCGGGAACATGAGAGCGGCTGTCAACATTTGGTAAATGTACGCGCCCGCCTCTTTGTCCGGCCAAGCCTTCATATGACGTTCGGCGGCGACGGGGTTTTCTACGTCATCAACGAGCGCATAAAGCGGGGTAATGCCTGCCATGGTTGAACCCACGATAAAGCGGTCTGTGTCCATGAATGGTGTAAGAACGCCTGTTTTCGGGTGCTTATACCAGTCGGGCACTTGCCACCAGTCGCGACCGTCAGCCCGGCCCATCTTGCGTGCGCCGCTTGCCTCCAGCGTGTTATCAAGCTGACCACGTGCCGACCAGTCAGTCGACAGGGCACGCTGTACGCTTTCGAGTTTCAAGGCAGCGTTGGCCGCCGTTTGCCCCATGATAACGTAATCACCGGGAAAGCCCGACCATTTTTGCGTCAGGTCTGCCAGCGTATTAATATCGCCAAGGGCGTCGGCCGTTGAGGTTGTCCATGCTGTGCCGACGTTTGCGGTATTCAGTGCAGCTATTCGGCCTGTTGAGATAGTGCCCAACGCGTCGCCGGTCTCGCTGTAAACAGTTACCGCGCCGGTTAGCAATGCTTGGAAAGCCTGCAAAATCTCGGCCCGGCTGATCGATTGGTCGAGCTGGTCAAGAATCGTTGCCGAAAGAGCCGTGACCGCGTTTGCCCGGCTGTTGCCGTTTACGGTCATACCTTCGCCGGGGAGACGCTTTGTCAGGTCGAGAGAGGTTAAAACCTTTTTCGGCTTGAATGAAGGCGGCTTAACAACGAGGCCGGTGTATTCCGTTTTTTCGGTCACGTTCGCGGGTGCACCGCGAGGCGTTGACGTTGCGACTCCACGATCATCGCGCCATTGTGCAATGTCGATAAGGTCGCTCGCGAAAAATTCCGGCGCGCGGAAAAGGTAATCCCTCAGAAAGCTCGCGGGGCGAGGTGCTTCGGGAAGTGCTGCTGTGATACCTCTGAGGATATCCTCAAAAACTGGTGCTGGCATAGTGTGTTACTCCTTTTCCTTTTTACTTACGATGCGGGGAATGCGCCGTCACGGAACGGTACAATATGCACACCTTTAAGGCGGCATGCTTGCGTAAATGTCTCGTCTACTGCGTCGCCGGAGGCCGAGAAAATCAGAGCGTTTTCGTTGACTTCGCAACCTGTGATGACCTCAACGCCGCCAAGCTCTCCGCCTGTTGCGTCGTAATCGTCGGGCGAAATGCCGAAAAACGGATTAGACGATTTGTCGGCGTCGGTATAGGTGATGAGTTTTCCGGTTGCTGTGACGATGGCCAAAACCTCGCCGCGTACAACGCTTTGCCCCGATGTCAACGGGAGATAGCGTTTTGTTTTTGGGTAACCTTCGTTGAAAAGGTTGTCGTAGCTGATTGTAGCCATGTTTATTTACCTGCCTTTTGGTTTCTGTCTCGTTGGAGATGTTTAACGATTGCGGCGGCCTGTGCTTTTGTGTCGCCCTCATGCGGCGCGCCGGTGCTTGAGCCCGTGTGCACTTTTGTAAAATCGCCGGTGATGCCAGCTTTTGCGCGGCGGGCGAGTTCGGTGTCAGAGGGGTTTTTGCGCACTTCGAGAAGTTGACGCATAAAATCAGCGGCTTTGATCTTGCCGGATTTCAGCGAGGCTACGACCGCTTGTTCGTCGGTGTTTGCTTCGTCAGCGAGGGCTGTAAGTTGCGCCTCTTCCTCTTTTGCGGCGGCGGCTTCTTTACCTGCTGACTCTTTGCCCATGTCGTAAATCGCCTGATAAACTTCGGGCTTATTTTCTCTAAGCCACTCGGGCGAAATTTCTTCGGCGGTCTTCGCCTCTTCTGGGGTCATTTCCGCTTTTGCTTTGCGTGTCGCGAACCATGATAATTTCATTTCGTTTTCCTCGCTTGCGCTTTCCGCGCTTTCTTCGGTCTCTTCGATTTCCGTTTCAGCGGCCAAAGAAACCGGCGCCGCAGCGGTGAAAGCTTTCGCGAACGTCAACGCTTTTTCTCTATCCCCGATTTCATCTATCATCCCAACGGCGAGAGCCTGCGCGGCTGTGAGCAATCCGCCCTTACCCCACTCGGCTTCGATCTTCTCGACCGGCACCTTGCGATTGATTGAAAGCTCGCTTACAAACTGCTCGAAAGTGGTGTCCAGTATGGCTTTTTCGCGGTCTACCGCAGCCGGATCGTCGCCTGAATTGAATTTATTCGGAGACTTTGAGGCAACCACCACCGTGCCAAAATCAATTTTCGGCAGAATGTTTATCACTCCGATTGAGCCAAGAAAGGCTGTAGGGTGTGCAAAAATTTTCTGTGTGGCAGAGGTCAGCCAATACATCGCCGACGCAGAATACCCGGCGACATAGGTGACGGTCGGCTTTGTGGATGCGCGGATAATTGCCGCTGTCTCCGCGCATTCGGCAGCATCACCGCCGCCGCTGTCTACGTCAAAAAAAATGGCTTTGATATTGTCGTCGGCCTGAGCGGCTTTGACGGTTTCCTGAATCCGGCGGTACGTCCGCTCACTGAGCCCGCACCGGATTGACAGTTTCAAAAGCCCGTCGTCAACGCAGGTTTCAACGCCAGCGCCGAAAAACATATCCCAAAAAGCTCCGGGCCTACCGGACATTGGTGTCTTGATTAACATTGTTTTCCCCTTGCGCTTGAATCTGCGCAGTTTCTGCTTTTATCTTTTCGGCTTCCGCCACAGGTGTGGGGTCGACCTGAATTGCGGTCGCCTCACCTGAATCAAAAAGAAGATTAATGCCTAAGCTGTGGCGCTGTTTTTTCTCGCGGGCAAGACCTTCGACGGTTGACATGTAGTCATTTCCGGTTTGCTCTAAAGACTCTTGCTCAATAGTTGAAAGACCAATTCGCGTCCGCATATTCGCCGCGTTTGCGTCGCGCTCGTCGTCGATGTTCCCCATAGGCTCGCGGGTAAACGTAACTTTTGACCACGCCTCTTGCATTTCCATGTCTGAAAAAAAACCGGGCAAAGAGTATTTACCAGACGCCACGCGGCAATAAAGCCACTCGGTAAACACAGGCGAATTGAGGTCGGTTTCGTATCTGTCAGCCATAGCCCCAACGGGCTTTTTGAAGATGTTCAGCGCCGCGCGTGATGCGGTATAAGACGAACCGAATTTACGCTTATAAATCTCTGGGGGGATGCCGCAAGAAAAGGCCGTCTCGTCGCGGAGGTCTGAGGCGAATTGTCCATACTGTACGTTAGGCCGCTTGGGGTCTACTGGGTTGGCTTTCTCGCCCGGTAAAAGGCGCTGCACCGCGCCGCTCTCAAGGTTCAGGTCGTCAGCGTTTCCGCTCGTGACAACTTGGTGATATTTTTCCCGAAGCTCGTCGGACATGTCTTGTAGAAAGTTCGGGTCCGGGCTTTCGACAGTCATGGCGAAATAAGAGTTAACCACGCCGGCGCGGAGTTCGTTTTTCTTGAGGTCTGCCAAATCCTTAAAGGTCAGGATGTTTTGAGCATAGAGGGGAACCCCGCGAACCTGCCCCGCCCGTAATGGTTGCAGCATGTGCAAGACCCGCTGCCGACCCGATACCGGCGACACGAAGTCAACCGTGTCTGTTTTTTGGTCGTAAACATTGTCAAGACTTCGGCGGACTTTGATCTGTACGGGGCGCCCACGGTCGTCGAGAATCAGGCCGAGAACATTTTTAGAAGTCGGCGGCTTATAGTCGTAAACCCTGTCAGGCTCAATCAGCCCGACATTCAATTCGATTGACCCGTCCGCCTGTGTCTCGCGATTCAGAATCACGAACGCCTCGCCGCTGTGCATTTCAGTGCGCAAAATCAAGCGGCTTTGCGTGTAGTAGTTCATTGTTTGAGACGTGGTTGACTTCTTGCTTTTAGCCCATGCGTCGAAGTCTTCACGGGCGCGCGCCGAAAATTCGCTAATTAGTTTCTCGGCTTCGTCTTCGGTGAACCCGCGCTCAACGAGTTTGGGAATCAGGATTGATCTTTTCGGTACGCTTTGTGCGCGCTGTCCGCGACCGATTGCGTAATCCACATAGGTTTCGACTATGGTGCGGGCGTCGGCGTTGTTATAGTAAAGGTCTCGGCAGACCGCGCGAAGTTCTCGAAGATCGTAAACGATTTCAGAGTTAGGGCCACCGTAAGAGAACAGGGCGTTTTTCAGAGCGCGCGGGCGACGGGTGCCGACGGAGCTATAAGCCGAAGTACCGGCGACTAGCATCGGGCCGGGATTTGTTGTCGCGGTATTCATGTTCGTGGCGCACCCACGCCATATTTTATGCGACTATGCCGACCGGATAGGACGTTTACTTTTGCTTCCCAATACTGAATCTGACGCAACAGCGCATCAACGCTTTGACGCTGAAAACTGCGTGAGCTATTCGTCGAGCCCATCGAATACCCTTGACCTTCGAGAGCCAAAAGGTAAGCGGCGTTAGCTTTGTCGAGGTTAGCTTGTGCGATTGCTAAGGTGATAGCGGCCATGCGGTGCCGCGCGGTTGGGGCTTAGACGCTTTGTCAATCTCAAACGGTATTAAGATAAATCGGAGAAATGGCAGCCTTCAAGAAACACAGGGATTATGGAGCCCACAAACTTTTTACAAAGGGTTTAATCAAGCTTTGACCTTTACCAATTAACGTCTTAAAGTCTAATCTCTGAACCTTCATTTTTAAGCCTTGTTGTTTAATCTTTGATCTTTAATGAAGTGGATTTGAACCACAGCGCCTGTTTGATAGTCAGATGCTTTTCCTTAAAGCTCCCAAAGCTTTTGCATTTTTGCGATGCTACGCCGTATTTTCCGTACAGCGCGGACGGTTCCATATTTAAGTGTTTTCGCCATTGCCCCGAAAGTATTACGCCTCTATTTCTGTGCGAGAATTGGACTCAGACAGAATGAAATCAACCTCCTTTTCAAACTCTTCGATTCCTTCCTCTACCTCTTTTATTTTTTTTTGGAGGTCGAGCGGGTCGATAATAACCATTTCATGCGCAGCGCGAAAAGGTTTTCCGACCATCTCGTAATCTTCTTCGCTTGGCTTTTTATCAGCCGTCGCTAAGTTCGCTTTAAGCATTTCAGAAATTTGATTTTCTATGGTCGAGTTATGCTTTGTTGCGTGCTGCGTTATCTTGGCTTGCTGCTCTTTCATTACAAGCAAAAGCTTTTTCGTATATTCGATAGACGCCTTTTTTTCTATCGCTTCCGCCACTGAATAATTAGAGCCCGCAATCTTAACAATCGTCGCAGCATTGGCCGCCATGATAGCCGACTTAATTTTACGTCGATTTTCAATCAGGGTTATGATTGATTCAAAATCTGATTTAGCGGTTTGTTTCAATGACTCAGGGTCTAAGTGTCGAAACGCAGTCGCCTTTAGTTTGTTAGTTTTGCAGTCGATAAATATCGCCGCTGTGGTTTGTTTATTTATTCGCGCGTCTAAAAGCTTTATTTCAGCCAGCGCCCGTGTGATTGTCATTTTCATCCTTTATGCTCCTTAAACTTAATGGCCTCTGGTCGCTACCGTGCACACTTACACAATGGGATGAATCACCGCATAAGTCGGTAGCGGCCAAAGGCCACTCTGTTCATCCTATGTGCGCTTGCAAGGCGCGGCCATGTAGGCTGAACGCAATTTGATTTTTTAAGCTGTTTTGTCAATCTCAATCGCCGAACATGCGCCCGCCGCCGCGATTCCCGCCGAATAGGTTTCCTGATTTTTTACGAATCATAGGTTTAGATATTCCGCCAGCCGGACGCGGTGCGGGGTTTTCTCCGTACTGCCTTTCGAGTTCGTCCCATTGTTCCTGAGAGTATTTCTCAAAACCGCAAATCAAATAAACTGCGCGATTCCCAACCCCCGTGTCGAGTGCTTCGTTTGCCTTCCCCGCGCCTTTTTCCCAAACAGGTTTTTTCGTGCCGTTCTTGCTGTATTGCCAGCGAAGTTTTTCGGCTGTCCTTTGGTGGAAAAACTCTTCGGGATAGTGGGGGTGATGCACAAACCCCGGCGGCCATGTTCGATTATGGTCGTCCCCTTTTGGCCGCAATCTTAGCCGCGTGTAAAATTCAATTTTCAGTGTAGAGGAACCTATAATCCAAACGCGCTGAGAGCCGAGTTTCTTTTTGTCTCGTGACCAATAGTCTGTATTTTTGTATGCCCCCAAAGCCGGTGCGCCAAAGTTCGAGGCGCCTTTTGTCGCAAACACTCTTTCGCGCGGATGCTTCTTCACCCACTTATAAACGTCTTTCGTCCCTGCCCCTGAGTCAATCCCTACTCCGCGTAATGACATCGCCGCGCCGTTCGGATGCTGCCATGTTCGCGAAAGGTACGTGTCAAGCTGCTCCCATTTCGACTCGCCAGCTAAAATATCATATTGAATTGACCACGATTCTCCGTGACGATTCCACCCCATAACCTCAATTTCGAGGCGCCCGGTATCTTCGAGCTGGTAGTCAACGAAAGCAGTGAGAGCGACAATCGACTTGTCGGGAATAGTCCCGATCTCGTAATCTTCGCGCAAGTCGTAAATTTGTTCCCATGGGGGAGCGTCGCCAAAGTTTTTCCAGAGGTATCCCAAAACGGTATTGTAAAATACCTGTAACTTTTCCGGTGTGTCGGCGCGTTCGAGGTCGTTTATTAACTCTTCCCATGTCCGCCACGGGCTGTAAAATTCGTTAATGAATCCTGAGCGCACGCCCGGTTTAGGATTTGGATTTTCCGAAACCGGCTTCCCTGCCGCTATAACCTTCGCCTTGTCTTTCTCTGTGATATGGCCGCCGCATTTTGGGCAGACGAAGTGAACGGGTATTCGCTCGTTTTTCTCATTCTTATACTTCATATTCTTAAAGTGCAGTTCGTGAAAGTGTCCGCAATGCGGGCAAGGTACATACCATTTTTCCCGCGTACCGTCCATGTAAAGCGGATGAATCAAAGACGTGGCTTCGGTCGACGGAGAAGAAACTGCGATGATTTTTCGGAATAGAGAGTTTTTGACGCGCGCCTTTGCCTGATCTAAAGGGCTACCCTCATCTCCAACATTCTGGTTCATGCGGTCGCACTCGTCCAAAATTACAACGTCGAGAGGGTCAGACGCCAGAGCCGCAGAACTGCCAGCGTGTGATATATTAAGATACCCCCCGACAAACTCGCGGAACATAATGTTTGTCCCTTTTCCGCGCCCAGCCTCAGAGACTAAAGGCCGCAGCGAGTGAACGTCTCGCACCATGGGATTAAAGCGGGTTTTCGCAAACTTCTTTGCTGTGCTTTCCGTGCTGGTATAATAGCCGATGCGGCATGGCGAAGTCTCTATCCGATAACCGCAGTACGCCTGCATTAAAAGCGTCTTAGATATCTGTGCCGAGCACATGATATTTACTTCTTGATGGTCTGAGGAAAGAAGATCGAAAAACCACCGCTGCCACGGGGCACGGTTAAAAGAAAACTTACCTTGCTCGGTTGCGTACTCCGCGCTTAGGACGAGGTTTTTTTCCGTCCACTGACTCAATGTCAGTTTCGGAGGTGGCCGCCATGCGGAGGCTAAGGCGTCGCAAAGCCGCCTGAATAAAGTTTTCTCGGATGTCAAAACTTAGTTCCTCTAACGCGGATTTTACTTCGTCGCCGATTATCTCGGCCACTCTTTTCGGGCTGTCTTCGGCGGCCACTGATTGCGAAACCGAAATCCCAATTGTTAAGAGCTTTTTTTTTGCGCCGTTTATGTGGTCGGTCATAAGAGAAACTATGTCGTCAATGTGGATGTGAGTCGCGGAGTGTTCGGCGTTTGTGTTTTCGAGTTTCTGACGGCGGGCACGGAGTAAGAGCGCCTGTTCTGTTTCGATGCTCGCGCGGCGGTCGCTGCCTTTGACCCGGCGTAATTCACCCGCGACAATCTCGCGCATGTCGTATTTGCCGCGCTCCGTTGGATTGTATCCACGGGCCCGCAGCGTGTCAGGGGTGACGCCTAAAATCTGAGCGCAGACGCGCACGGGTAGGATGTAACCCTTATCCATTGCTTTCTTGTGTGTAAAAACTATTGCGTGTGCTGCGTTCGTATGCCGCGAGGTCAATGCGGTTTCCCTGCCGATTCTTTACGATGATTTCATCAGAGACATAAATGCGGTAAAGGTCGTCTTTACTCTTGCCGAGAGTCGTTAGTTTGCGCGCGCCGTTGGCCTTTACCGGGAATCCCTGAGACTTTCCAAAACGGCGTTTCCCGTCGAGCCGATAAATCATGGGCATATATTCAGCCATGCGGATTGTTTTTTCTTTCGGCTCGAAAATCTCAAAGTCGATCGGCGCGCAAGTTGTGGCGTAATTGTATTCGATTGTTTCTGATTTCACAAGGGCGAATTGCTCAGGCTGGAAAATTTCGTCAGGGTCGATGCTGATAAAATGCGTACATTCAAAAATGCGGCAAAGGTCAATCGCCTGATTGCGTTTCTGCGCCTCGCCGTCTTGCCCGGTGCCAATGGGCTCGAACCTGACAACCTCGTCAAACTTCAAAGACTTGCACAGCTTGCCGATTTTGATTAAATCCTCGGGCGTCCGCTTTTCACCATAGACGCTTTTTGCTGACCAGACAAGGGCGAGAAAGTCAACATGCGCGCGGATTGCTTCGACTGACTCGGCGAGGTTTTCTTCACCGTCCCAAAAGTTCCAGACCGCGCCAAGTTTCATTTTATCCCATGATCTATGATAGGGCTTTAGGCGGTTTTCGTGAATCATTACCCGACGCGCTCCATCCGGTAAGTAAATTCGTTTGCGCTATTTTCTGAGACGCGCACAACCTTAAAGCCGTTCTGCTCCGCGTTGCGCCGTACTCGCGCATGTGTTACAAAGACATGCGGGAAATCGTAGCCGACCTCTTCCCAGTCTTCATCGGCAAGCGGCGTTTCGATTGTCAAAGTTTTCGCGGCCATCGTTGCCAAGCGCCCGAAGATCGAATCCCACTCTTTTAACGCAAAATGCTTCATAAAGCCAAACGCGCAAACATTATCCGCCTTGTAGATATTTGGGTCGATGCGGCGAATGTTCACAAGCGCGAAAACCTTATCCGGATTCTTAGCCCGCGCAAGTTCAAGCAGTTTGTCTGATTGATCTAATCCGGTGTACGGATTTTTTATATGCGTCGCTAACTGCCCTGAACCGCAACCAACCTCAACGATTGGCCCAGTCAGGTCTGCTATCGTCTGGTACTGCTCGGCGTGTCCTTTTGGATTTTCCAACCAATCTTTTTCTGTCTGTTCGACATTATCATTTACCCAAAAAGTGTAATCCGCAAGATTCTTGCCGCGTCCGAGAATATCACGCATTGGCAAGTCTTTGACCCATCCCGTAAAATCCGGGCGGTAGTCAAAGAACGGCGCCTCGTAAATCCCATCCGGCGGGTTGAACCCGAAACGCAGTTTGTCAATCTTGCGAAAGTAAAGCATGAATGTCGGGATTTTTTCAATGACGGAAATGACAGAGAGCCCGCATTGATACGAAATGAAACCGTCGCACATCCTTAAAAGCATGACAACCACGTCCGCCGGTTCGTCAATCAGTACATGGTGAAAGCATCCGCGAAAGTCTTTTAAAAGGTCGGTGTCATAAGATGCGCCGATCCAGATTAAATTTACATCCGGCATGGCGGCAAGGGCTTCGATTCGTGGCTTCCAATCTGAGGCTTTCCAGTTACCCGTTGATGATGATTCGTTATTGGCAACGCCGCTTGTATAAATGACGATATTTTTTTTATCCTGGCGGATGTGCTTTTTCGCGCGGCGTAAAGATTCATGGTTTACTTGCCAGTTTAAAACATACTCGGTGGGGAATTCATGCAAATAGAATTCAATGCGGTTTCCCTCTTCCAGCCATGTGTTGCACTCGCAATACATGACGGGTTGCAATTCGGTATAGTGGCCGACCTCTTTTGCCTTTTTAATCAATGCCGGGTAGGTTATCCCGTCCGGGGTTACGCTTTCCACGCAATCTATAAACTCCAGAAACTTGCCGCGCTGCATTTTGATGTCTGCGCCCGGCGGTGTATGGATGCGGAATTTCGCGCCGATCTCGTTTGCACGGCGGGCGAGTTTCATTAGAATCCAATAAATGTCGCCGATTCCTGACGGTGTGTAAATGTCGATGTGTTTCAAATTATTACCCTCTTAAAAATAAAAGTCATAGTATTCGGTGACGATTGCGGATTCTTGCGGATTATGTCTTCGATGGGCTCGCGCGTTTCCATGCCGTACCCATGACGAGAAAAAACCGCGCGAAGCGATTTTTCGGAAAAATAGTGTAAATGCTCGTTCGGCTTATAGTGGCGCCATTGCCGGATTGTCTCATCCGTGACGCCTTCGGGCAACCATGGCACCGTTACGACAAACAGCGACGGCGCGGCCTTGAATGGCTCCGACAAATCCGGCATGTGCTCAAAGCTATCAAACATAGTCACGATGTCAAAAACGCCAGCCTGTAAATCTTTTACGACCGGAACGCCGATATCATCGCCGTGCGCGTCATAACCCATCGTGAAAAATCCCGCGCGGGATGCCTGACGGATAAATTCGCCATCACCATAACCGATGTCCAAAATCCGACCGTCTTTTTTATACAGCCACAAGAAAGCGAGGCGCACCCATGAAAGTTCGAGCGTCGGGCGTCCGGCATATCCTGCCAAGTACTCAGCGCCGTATTTTATCGGCTTTACGTTTTCCTGCCAAAGGTGGCCGCAGTTCGTGCATTCTCTGAGACCGGAGCGCGGCCATGATATATTACCGCCACTGTGACAGCATGGGCAAGTCATACAACCTCAACCGGCGCGGGCGCGTATTCCTTTGGGACAAGAATCATTTCGGGCGTCACGTGTTTCAAAAACCCTGAGCGGTTTTCCTGTTCAGGTTTGAAAAGCGTCAACGATATTCCGAAGGCTTGAGAGATTGGCGCAAGGTGGCCGATCTGCGTCGCTACATGGTCAACGCGGGAAATCAGATTCAAATACGATGCGACAGGGTGCGCGGATGAAAACTTATAGTCGATGCCCACGAGCCGGTTTTTTATCGTATTTGTGTCATGCTCTACCGCGACAAAATAGAATTTCGCCCGGTTGTCGAGCATCCATCGCTGCATGACGCGATGATCTGGCGTGATTGAAAAGTCATTGCGGGTGCGGTGCATGTGCGCTGTGCTCGGCTCTTTTATCAAACACACCGCGCGGCCTCCTGTGTCGAAAATCTCGGAAAGCTTCGGCGCGTCTGTTATCCATGGCAAAGAGAAAGGCAGCATAGGAACGCCCGCCGCTTTGCAGTAATCGCCATAATAGTTGTGACCTTCGCGCGGTGTGTATCTCAAGCGCACGGCATCCGAGGGCGCATCGGCAAGCGGGATAGTGTTTACGTTTTCGATGAAGTGGAAAACGTCAGGGTAATTTGTTGCGACCGTCACCGGCTGAGATTTTGCGAAGTGTGCAACGATAGGCGCCGCAAAAACTGCGTCCCCTAATCCTGAAAGTGTGCGAAAGGTTTTTACCGCCTGAGAAGTGCGGACTTGTGAATCAGTCACGCAAGACCGCTAATCTGCCAAGTGATCGTGCGTCAAGTCAATGAAACAATCTTCCACAATCTCGACGGCCTTTACTGGAAAAGGGTTTGCACTTCCGACCGCGCACCATTCAGAATAATAGCGCAGCGCATTTTCGATAGATGTTGCGGGAACGTAAAAATAAACCGCCTGTGAAACGGTTAGTTTATATAGTCGATTAATCCCGCGTTTGCGGTCTGTTAAATATGTCTTTCCGTCTGTGTGGATGTATTCTTTTTCTGGTCTCATGTCATTGACTCCCATTCACGAAATTTAGACTCAAAAGCGCCACGCGCATACAGC